TTATACAGCTGAGATCCCTTCTGGATCCCGAATTTGGAGAGGAATGAGAACGGCGTGCCCTGAACGGGTTGATTTTCAGCTCTCTGAATTGCTTGGTTCCATGGAATGAATTGACCTGTCTTTAAAAAGTTTCCTACCTCTTGGCCGGCGGCCCCCGAATAGAGGAAGAGATTAGTAAGGCCTTGTCGAGTGGCCTTATAAGCCTCGGCGAGGCCAGTCTGAGCGGCTTTAGGAATATTTGTCAAATCCTTTTGGATTGTTTGTCCGGCATTAGATATTATTTTTTGAGCTGTGCTAGTAAATTGGCTTACCGCCTTCTGAACATCATGGAACAATCCTCCGAGGAAGGACATGATAGATCATCTTATCTTTGAATCATCCTCTTTTCTTGTTGGATTTGCCTTTGGATTAGAGCTTTGACATTAGCTGAAAGCGAAGCTATGAAATCATAATATGGAACCACGTAGCCGACGTAGAGCGCGTAAACGTTGTCTTGATTCTGAAGTGCCAGATCATATTCTATAGAGTCACTAGGCGCATGAGTCATATCGAGATCTCCATCGAAATATTTCTTGAAATCGATTATAGCCACAGCCGAAGAATATGGAGCTACTTGATAATCGGCCTGATTCTCGGCCTGGAGAGCGGCCCACGAAACCTTTAGTTTATCAGTGGGAATACCTCTTACAATCTTCAGCTCATATTGAGTAGGGTCGTTGTTGTTTATTCCAGAAATCGGGTTCACAACGTAGACTAATTGTTTCTTATATATGTATCCGGGCTGAAGGTAGGCCACGTGGATCGGCGAGCTTGATGCCGGGACATTGAAGGTAGGTATTTCTATGACTTTCGGAAGGACGGTTGCCACCGGCATTTCACCATCAGGCCCGAGGCCGCCTTCGGCCATTATTTCGGCCGCAGTGACCCTTTCATAAGTGATAGTGATATAGAAATTACCGTTTACATTTACTCCGCTTGGCGCCTGACCCGTCAGGATGCTCAATATAACATTTTGTACCATCGTGGCAGGGAAGCGGGCCAAATCGAATTCCCAGACAACATTGAGAGGCACGCTCCAGCCGGCGGGGACGGTAGTCCCCGGCGCCGGGTAAGCGGGGTTCTGTCCCTTAGTAGTGTAATACATCAGGATTCCTAATCCTGTCCCTGAGACCGAATAGAGCGTCTTTGAGCCCTCATATGATAGATTGAAAGTCTGGACAAGGTTATAGGGGAAGGGAGTACTAGGAAGCGTTACATCGCTCGGGCCGCCGTTCTGTATAGATCCTAGCAACTGAACCCTTATTTTCCTTATGAAATTATTCCTCGGGATTTTTATTGGAATATTAGTACCGGGCTGGAAGGGATAAGTCTGTTGCAGTGTTTCCGTATAGATCTCTCCCATCCCTTTCACCTCCTCACAGCCTTACGAATTTGTAGAGAGTTAATCCGGCCCATACAGCTATAGTTACTACTACGAAGAGGGCCGCATAGTGCACCAAGTTCTCCTTCATTTTGGCTGACCCCCAAGAAAGTGTGTAAATTATTTTCGCTATAAATCTTTCCTCCCTTTCGAAAATGGATTTTCGGAAATTTTTGAATTTTCAATGGGGGGAGCAAAAAAGTCCTGACTTTTACCTTGAAACCCAAGTTTTTGTGCGTTTGAAATTTCGGAAAATCAAATCGGCTTGTGGACTTTTATCGATTGACGATTTACGTCATAGATCAAAAAGTGATATTGTTTTAGTTTCTTTACCTCCTCGGCCGCTTCGGCGCTGATATATTTCGAAATCCATTTCAGCTCATTGGGTTCACGAGTGTAAAATAGGATTATCAGATCAGCCTGTTTGTAGATGATGGGGGTTAGATCGTAAATTCTCTGAGTGCTCAGAATTAGACCTAAACCGGCGTGTCTATTGGCATGCAAAGCTTCGTCGATTGCCGGCGTGACTTTTTGTTTGTATTTAAAATGATAATACGCTTCGTCAATTACCAAGACGCTGGTGCCCCATTTTTTCGCATGCAATTTCGCCGCATTCCATAATTTTTCGAAAAATGCGTCGTTTTTCTCCCTATCATAAACAACGACGAACCGCTTGGAGATTATATCCGAAAGCGTAGTTGCGTTGCTTCCGAATTTCGAATATTCTGACCCTGAGCGCAATAGATTATGATCATCTATAATGTAGCTAACCCCGTGAGCCTTCAGAACCGAAAGAAAATAATGCTTGATTAAGTAGCTTTTGCCGCTCCTTTTCCTTCCTATTATGACAATTATATCATCAGGATTCATCTCCGATCCCTGTCAAGAAGAAATCCTCAAGCCGATTATACATATTTGCTAATTTTCCTCTGAATTCCGCATTGCTTTCACAAGCTAGCACGAGAACATAAAAGAATTGTAAAGATCCGCTTAGAGGAGCGGCTTCCTTAAATTGAGCTGTAGCTTCTGATATGCCGTCTAGGAAAATTTTTACAACTTGGCACTCCTCATATTTCGGCTGGATCTTCCCTTCTTTCAATTGCTTTAGATATTCTTTTGCCTTTGGGTCTAGACCACTTTCAGCGATCTGAGATATTAAATTGATAATTGCGCTCGACTGGACTTTCATATTTCCATCTCCTCCATAATTCTCAGCTGGGATTTGATCTTATCTTTTTCACTAAGATCGGATTTATTCCCTTCTCCTTTCCATTGCTTCTTTTCCTCTTTCCCTCCCTTCTCCTCTTCGTCGCTCTTGAAATATGTGATGATGGCCACTACATCGCTAGCCAGAGCCCCAGCCACGCCTATTCCTAGAATGAGTAATTGGACATGATGATCATCAAGGAGCCCGAGAGCGTCCAAGAGCTGAAAGTAATATCTTCCATGGGCCCTTATTCTCTCTTCCGGAATTATCTCAGATAAATCTACGTCTATTTTATATTTCGCTCCCAAAATTCTAACGACTAATTCGAGAAGGGTTACATAAGCTAGCTCGATGACTTCCTCATTAATTTCTATAGGCTTTTGGCCTTCCTCAGTTAATTCTGGAAGCTTCCCTTCCGGTATTTCTTCTCCTTCTGTCTCTCCTTCCTCCTCTCCCTCTTCCTTTTTCTCCTCCTCTAGATTCAGTTTTAGAGATTCATCGACTTTTTCCTCATTCTTAGCAGCCTCCTTAAGTTTTAGCTTGGACTTGATTGCTCTCAAATATTCTCTAGGATGCCGATTATTCCACCATGATTCAATGCCCTTGATAATACATTCTTCGTCTACTCCCGAATCAAGAAGATCCTTAATGATGTCCATTCTTTTGCGGCCTTTTATGATGATCTCTTTTCCATTGATAATTATCTTCTCCGGCTCAGGGCCAAAGAATTCAGACTGGCAAATCTTAGTCAGATCCTCCTGAGGGTCGTAAATCTCAGGCATGGACATTCTCCTTCACCTTGGCGCCTGAATGAATGATTATGGCATCGATTGAAAGAAGATCTATCCTTCCAACGACTTCCTTAGATTTTGTTCTCGAAATCGGGATTTCCATCATTAATTCAATGTAATAATCGGTGATTTTCGTTACTAACCCTACGTACCTTATGTTCTGTGTGTGGATTTCGACAAGCATCCCTTCCTCAATTCCTTCAAGCGCTTCCCTCCTCATCCCCTCTCCCTCCGCTTCTTCCAAATATAGAGAATTAGCATGATTAGGGCCGAAATTAAAAGGCCTAAAGCCAGGCCAAATAGACCATAATTTAATTTAGTATAATCCCTTTCCTCTTTCTTTTCCTCCTTTTTTTCTTCCGGCTTGGGCTCTCTTCTTTTCCTTTCCTTCGTCTCCTCTTTCTTTTTTGATTCTTTCTTCGGCTCTTCCTTTTCCTTTTGCTCTTCCTTCTTCTCTTCCTTTTCGGGCTCCTTTTCCTCCTTTTTTTCCTCTTTCTGAGCTTCCTCTTTCTTCTCTTCTTCCTTTTTCTCCTCTTTCTTTTCAATTTCTTGACTCATCAATATCAGAGCCGAAAAAAGGAAATTTAAAGGTTCATGGGTATTACTAATGCAAGCTTATTGCTCTTAAAGAATAAGAAAGAAATTGATGCGGGAAAGCGTAATTAGAATGATAGGAATTAGTATCATTTATGCCGCAATTGAGGCCTATTTTCCTCCGGCCAATCAAGG